GTCGATATCGCGCAGACATTCATCGGGCTTTTCGAGTTCCTCGACCAACCATTCGCGCCATTGCTGGCGTACATAGTGCGCGGTGACACCGTAGCGCCTGGCGACCCGGGTGGGATGAGTCAGAAGATGCAGATGCATCAGACTCGCCAAGCGGCGGCACACCTTCTTGCCGAGTGGATGCTCGCCCTTGCGCGTCATGAAAGTGTTCCGTTCACGTGGGACTCGCCCGCCAGCCGTACTTCAGAGGCGGGAGCTTCAGTCCCTGCTGTCGTCCCCGAACAGCCGCCGCAAAGCTCTTCGTCGCCGCGTACTGCAATGCATCATGCGGGTGGCTGTATTCGTTCTTCTCGGGCTCGTCGTGATAGCGCTCGGCAGAGCCTGCGACCTTCACGCGCCGGTACTGATAGCGGCCCGCAAAGCCCTTCCTGAGCCTTACACAGCGGGGATGGAGCTGGAACTGTGGTTTGCCATTGACCAACGAGTTGAGCGGCTTCCTGACGCTCTCAAGCCGTATCGTGAGGTTCTGGTCCCCACCGCGAATCTGAATGCCTTTGCCCTGGAGGATATCGAAGCAGGTCTTCTCGTCCTTGTCGGCCGTCATCGCAGAGCGCTGTTCCCCGGCAGGATCCCCGACGTCTTCGAACGTGAAATCCTTCCACGCCTCGAGACTGCGCCGCAGTACCTCATCGGCGAAGGTCGATATACCCAAATCGGTCGCGGTCAGCTCATCGAAGGCGATGAAACGCCCATCCGGCAGTACCTGCGTGAACTCCACCGCTGGGGTCAGTCCAAAGTCCCAGCCGCGGCGGATCATCACTCCTGGGACCGGGTTGGCGTTCTCCGAGCAGTGCAGCGCATCGTTGTACTCGGGGTAAACCGGCTTGCCCTCCTTCACGTAGCCGTAGAGGCCATCGACGTAGACGCGAATGAACTCAGGATCCGCGCCCGTGATCAGATTCGCGTAATACCCAGGGGGGAGATTGGGCAGATTCTCAGCCTCCGCATGCCGTCCCGAAGGCTGCTTGAAGAGCTGGGCATTTCCCGGCCGGTCGACCTCGAAGAGCTTGTACCACCACGAATCATCATCCGGTGGGTTGGTGTCGAGGATCACTCCAGGATCCACGCACCCACCATCGCGTACCGCCGGATAGCGCCCCACGCGACCGAGCAGCGCCTTGATCACACTCTGCGGGATCTCCCGCGCTTCGTTCACCCACGCAGCGGTCAGCTCGAGCGAGAGCAGGTTCGAGACATGCTCGGGCCGATCGAGCGCGCGAAAGAGCACTTCACTCTCGACTACCGTCCCATCCTCGAGCGGCATGCGAAGCTGATAGGCATGATCGGATTTCTGGTAGGTCCCGAACTCCCCGTCCGGGAGCCAATCGAGCCAGGTCCGGATGGAGGTGTCGGAGAGCTGCCGGTAGGTATTGCGAATGACGGCAAAGCGGGACTTGCGCATCCCATTCACCGCCGGTTGCTTGGCGGCGAGCTGGACGAGCTCCATCACGCAGCCCGAGGACTTGCCCGAGCCAAAGGGTCCCATCAGCCCGCGGATGAATGCCTTGGAGCGGCTGAATGCCTCGATGGTGGGAACCGGGCCATAGTCGTAGGTGATCTCAGTCACGGCGCTTGATCGTCAGGCGCGGCACGAGCGCGATCTCACCCTCGACCTTAGTCTCGGTGCGCGCGAGTTTCGGGATGTGATACTCCACCACGTCCATGAAGCAGCCCCAGGCTGAACGTGCACCCTCATCCTTCGCGATCTCATCGAGCCAGCCCTGCAAGCGCTCGATGTTGCTGTCGACCAGTAGCGCAATGGCCTCCCGCGCGTTCGCAGTGGCCCTGTTCGGCGTGCCGGCCCTTCGGCCTTTGCCAGCGTTCGGTGGGCGCGTGCCCTTACTAGCCGCCATCAGTAGTCCACACTAGTTTGCTGTTGGAATGAGTGTTCCACGTGAAACCAACCATCACGGAAGATCGTACTCAGCCACGTTGAGCTTCACGCCGCCCTCCTCGCCCCGAGCGTCGCGAGGACGTCCTGATCGGTTCTCCAGACGTGAATGCGCATGCGCCTCTCCCCGCATTCGCGCTGGAAGTCGCGCTGAGCATCGCTGAACTCGTGCACATGCCCTTCACGATGCGGCTGCTTGATCTCGACGAGTTGCCACTGGCCTTGCCACGCGAGAAGCCAGTCGACCGGCTCGTCGAGGGGAATGAGCCACGCTCCCAGCTCTCGGGCGAAGCGGATCAGCTCCGGCTCGTTGGCGTCTCTTCGGGCTGCGCGTCTCATGAGGGACGGCGAGGCAGTAAATCGCGTGCAGGTCGGGGGCCTTCTAAGCTGCGCGACCCCTGCGCAGCAATCGCTGGTACCTCCTGCCGTACCTCTTCGGCATCTCGAATGGCGTCGTAGTGCTCGCAAAACCGCCGCTCGAGGAATGGCGTCTGATCCCGGTTCGACATGCCGATGGCGTCGTAGCCCCCGATCGCCTGGACGGCCCGATCGATGAGGACGTTATCCGGCGGGGTAAAGCTCGGATCGCGACTGACACCACCACCCGTCCAGCGCGAATAACCAGCGCGCACGGAGGCGAGGACGGAGGCCCAGGCTTCCCCGGCGGTGGGCCTACCAGCCTTTCGCAATGTCTCGAAATCGGCCGGCCGAGGCATGAAGGTCGACGTGCGCATGAGGTGCGCCGCCCCCGCCTCGAAATCGGCAAGTTCCCAATTCCGTAAGGCGAGCCAGTACGCATCGAGCACCGGTCCATCGAGTTCCCGCTCGTACAGCTTCGCCATGCCGTTCATCAGCGCCTTGAAGCGCTGGAAGTCAGTTTGCTGCATTTCTCATCTCCGGGGGGATCCACTCCGAGGTGGCCTCGACGTTGCGGCGCGTGAGGCTGCTGAAAGTCGGCGATGCCCCTGTACGCGCGAATCTCAGGCCCGCTTCGACGTGCTTTGAATCGCGCAGGAAAAGCTCAATGTCGTCGTAAACCGTCGAGCGCTCGTTCTGCCCCATGTGGTGGGCCGAATTCTTGTAGCCGGCTATCGACTCGCAGAGGTCAGCTTCGTTGAACGTCTTCAGCGCCTCCCGAATCACGCGCCGGCGCTTGGGGTCGAGCGTTGCCCTCGAATGCCCGTGAACAGTTCGCCAATGTGCGAAGACGCGAGCGACCGCATCGTCGGGCGACTGCCCGACAGAGTTCTGTTCTGCTCTGCTCTGCTCTGTCTTTTCTTTACTCTGCTCTGCCTCTGTCTCTGAGGGGCAAGTTGCTAGCGGCTTGATAGCGTGTTGCGCCACAACTTCCTTTTCCTCGGTGACTTGTTGAATTTCAAGGAAATTAGTATCTGAGAGGTGAGTCATCGCCAAATCGAACTGCTTCTCGCTCATTTCGAGGTTGGCGACCTTCTTGATGAGGTCGTACCGGTATGGGATACGGTTGCCGTAGCGCGCCGCTAGCAATACGCTAGCAACTTGCACCAATCGACTGGAGTCCGTGCCGAGTACCCAGGACTCCGAGGTGAGTAGATCGCGATAGAGCTTTACCCAGGGAGGGTCGCGGTCTTTGTAGTGCTGGAACCGATCCCATGCTTGGATCGAAATCACCTTCATGGGGAATCGCCCTCGGCTGCTTCAGGCAGCGCGCCGCTACGGTCAGTGCGCTCGGTCGAGGGCGAAAGGAGTAGCCGCCACGGCGAGTTCGCCGGCAGCTCGGGTAAAAAAGGCCCGAATTGCTCCGGGCCAGTCTTCGCGGCCTCAGGAAGGGTAGAAGGTCCGCGGTTCACTTGGGCGCTCTCCCGGTCACGAGCGCGGCGAGATAGCGCGCCATCGCGGCAATCGCCTGTAGGTACGCTTTCACCATAACCACCTCCAGAGCGCCGTCACCGTGCGGATGAGCCCGTACCATCCGAGGGCGGCCGATAGCGGCAACAGCACGAGCCAGGCGATACAGGCAACAGGGTCGAAAGGTTGACGCGGCACATGCATTGCTACCCTCCGTGGGATGTGCCTGCGATGTGAGTCGCGCGCAAAAAAACTCGACAGCGGGGCGAGCTTGGAGCTATCGCTCGA